AGCCGATAGCCGGGAGGATTGCAGCCTCCGGTCGGTCATGGAAGAACTTAGCCGCCACCGCCATGGCGAATACCGCGCAATCCGCGGCGAATTGATGCCAGTACCAGTGGTCGCCATTGGGGTCGGAATGCTGCCACTCCCAGGCCTTGGGCTCTGGACCCGTCTGACGCCAGCCTACAAGCACGGCAACCACCTGCTCGTCCTGAGTGGCAATCTTGAGCGTACCCTGCTCCGCGTGGAACATGACGTAGTCCTCGACGGCCTCACGGGTCCAGCCCTTGAAGCTGTCCGGGAGCTTGTGCAGCAAATAGTCTGTGATCTGGGGGATCATTGAGAGCCAGAATTGTTTTTAACTGTCTGGAATGCGTTAGGCTCTGGCGTTTGTATTCCCGGCCCTGTAACCGTGTCAAAAGCCCTCAAACCGAAGTAATACACAGGCCCGACCGTAGCAGTTGGCAATGCTTGCAACAACGTGAACGGAGCGGTGTATGTGTAGAAAGCCGAGGTGTTTTGAATCGGATTTACGATATTTGCCGAAGAAGTCTTGATGTCTATTTTGACAGTTGTGGTGGCAGGAATTGGCCTACTGTAGATGTCGACTGCGGTGAATAAAGTTGTGCTGGGATTGATGATGTAGTTTCCATCCTGCGACTGCGTGTTTGGAGGCACCATCAGATAGCATTGCACAGTCCCTGATGGAACCGGCGCTCCTTCATTGAACCAGGCAGCGTGCATCAGGCGTTGAAGTTGGCGATTTGCTTGCCGTAGACGTTGGACCCGATGCAGGTGAAGACAAACAGGTCGGCCTTGTTTGCTCCAGTCGTCAGTGTCGGGGTGCTGCCGGCCTGAAACTGCATCGTCTTACCGCCCGAAGCCGAGAAGGTTGCGGTCAGTGTGCCGCCGGCGTTCTGCTTCACTTTCACCAGCACGGTCTTGCCCTCGTCGTTGGCTCCGAAGGTCAGCGTGACAGCCACGTTGCCGGTAGGCGTCAGATCCCAAGTCAGGCTTGTACCGACATTGACGGTCGGCGTGGTCGAGCTACTGGTCTGTGGTGCGGTTGAGAGCTTGGCCGAGGTGACCGAGTTGTCCTTCAGGCGGATCGTGGTGCCGCTGGTCTCAATCGTGGTCTCGTCAGGCACCAACGAAAGCAGAGTCTTGGTCTGAGCTACCGTCAGGTCGACCGGAGTCGCGCTGCTTCCGGTGTTGTTGCCCTTGATGCTGTTGGCAGCCATCGTCGCCAGCTTGGCGTTGGTGACAGCGTTGTCGGCCAGTTTGGAGGTGATCACCGCCAGATTCTGAATGGCATCAGAATTCACTGAGTTGGCACCGATGGTCAGCGTGCCGCCGTCGATGGTGCCCGTGATGTTTACGGTGGGCGTGCCAAGGAGGTTGAGCGTCGAGGCCGACAGTGTGGTTGTCGGGCTGATCGTGGTGCCTGGGGTGACGTTTACGAAGAGTGGCATGGTGGTTTAGACGTCGTTCTTGCCGTAGAGTCGGAATGCAATGCCGATGACCTTGGCGCTGTAGATGTCGAGGGAGCCCTGGTCGGTGGTGATCAGGGGCTGCACAGAAGCCGAGTGCTTACGCAGGCGGGCCTTGTGGCTGAAGAACTGGTGCAGGCCGGCCTTCCAGCCGTTGTTGCCGCAGCGGAACTGGGTGGTCACCGAGTAGTCCTCGCGGTACGGGGCCAGGAAGTTGTCGGCGGTGTTGTTGGTGTTGTAGGTGCCGCTGCCGTAGGTGTAGTAGGCCGTGCGATCTTTGGTCTGGTCGGTGGCAACCGTGTAGAACTCATTCACACCGTCGAACTGCGCAGTGATGGAATAGCGGGTGTTCCAGTTGCCCAGCTCGAACTGGATGTCGGTCCACTGCTTGTGGTCGACGTTGTCCTCCCCGGTGTAGCCGCGGAAGCGAACCTCAGTGCTGATCTGGGTCAGCACGCCAGTGCGGTCGGCGTCCACAAGACCGAGCGTGTCGAACTGGTGGATTAATCCGCTCTCATCGGCCCAGCACAGCGTGTCGGTGCCTGCTACGATGACTCTGGACCAGTACTTCGGAACGAGTAGAGAGCCCTCCCAGTAGCCTTCCCAGGCCTTGTTCAGGAAGTTGTAGACCAGCGTGCGTTGGTTGGTGCCGTCACCGCCCTCGACCGGCACGCTTAGGATGTATCGGTTCGAGAAGTAGGTCCCGCAGGCGTTGCTCCAGAAGGCCTGGTCGATGTCGTCGACGATGTTCTGGATCTGGTCGGACAATGGCACCACCACCGACTGGCTGATACCGAACTCGGTCTGGCGCAGGCTGATGATGCCGCGCTGGGACAGGAAGATGACGTCGGAGCCTGTGCCTGCGATAGAGGCCTGAGACACGCAGCCGAACTCCCGGGTGATCTCGGTCAGGCGGGTGGTCGACAGGTCGCCGTAGAGGTTCTCCACGGCCAGCACCGAGCGTTCCTTGAAGACCAATAGCGTGGTCATGTTGAACGGGTACAGGGCCACCACCCGGTCATTGCTGCCGGTGTTGAGCTTGAACTCGTTCAGGATAGGCGAGTAGTGCAGCGGGTCCAGCACGTCGGAGACGGCCAGGTAGTCGTTGCCGTAGAGCAGCAGCAGGCGGTTCTGAAAGTACAGGCCCTCGCGACCCGGGGGCACCGAGGAACCGGAAGCGCTCGAGCGCTTGATACTGCCGGTGATGTTGGAAGTGGTAATGTCCACCAGGGTCGAAGGCATGGCCACCGTGGCAGTGGGGGTCGTTGAATAGACGCCCGCATTGACGATGGTGACTGCGCTGACGATTCCGTTGGTGACTGTTGCAGTCAGGCTTGCGGCCACACTGGATGTTCCAGAGACCGTGATCACCGGGGCCGAGAGGTAGCCGGAACCCTGATTGAGGATGACAACGTCGGTAATGGAGATATTGGGCGACGTGCCGGTGGTCGTGATCTGAATGATTGCTCGGTTGGCGTCGTTTAGCGAGTCGGTCTCCTCGGTCGTACCTGAGAACAGGCGCAGCGTGTTGTTGTCGACCGGATAGGTGTAGTAGATCTTGTTGGTGACGTTGGCCCCACCGTTTTCAATGTTGGTCAGCGTGACCTGATCGCCCGGGATGAAGTTGTGGTTAAAGACCGCAATAGTGTCCGCAGTAGCGTCGGAACTGTTGATCGACAGCGTGGAGGGGATGCGGTTGAAACCAGCGTCGAGCGCAGACGGGTTGGTTGCCGTGCTCTGCATCAGGATCGGCATCCCGTCGTTCAGGTTGTTGACGATGTCTTGAGCCAGGTCGTAGCCGGTCGTGTTGCTGGCCAGCTCAATGTAGTAGCGGGCGTTGTTCTCTGGGTTCAGTGGCAACGAGTTGGTCTTGGCCCGAGCATCAGCAAGAGTCAGGTGCAGCGAGACCTCCTGATTGACCACATTGACGTAGAGCTGGAAGCCTTGACCAGACCCGGGTGACGCATTCCAGAGTGGAGCAGCATTGCCAACTTGGCCGACATTCACGATGTCTCCGGTGGCCAGATCGGGCACCACGTTCAGTGTGATCTCGGTGGATGCCTCTTGGGAGAGAAGGAAACTGTTTTCACACAGGATTGCATCGTTGCCCTCGGTGTCGATTGAGTCGTAGACGATGCCGGTAACGCTGTCGAAGTAGTATCGGGCGTTGCCCGGGCGCAGCATGACCACGCCGTTGGTGGCCTGGATGAGGCGCACCGGCAGGTAGATGTCGTGCCCGTTCATGGACACTTCCACGGGCGACTGGTTGGGCCGGATGCACCAGACCTTGCCCTGGCCACCGTCAGAGGTCCGGGCCTCGTTGACTGCTACCAGAAGTGCATTGGCCCCGGTGTCCGGGTCGCGGTAGGGCAGGACGCCGAGGATGTCCTCGAAGGGAGCGGTTGAGGCGTAGAACTGCACCGTCTTGTTTGCAGGCGACGGCGCGAAGCTAAATGCCGCAGTACTGAAGGTCGCGTTGGTGTTGTCGTCCAGCGTACAGAGCGTGCCGTTGGAAAAGATCTGGGTGTTGGCGTCCACGTCGCAAACCACCTGCGAGTTTGCCGGGATCTGAGTGCCGGAGACAGGAACACCGACCGATGATCCAGATGTGAGCGTGACGACGCGTGATCCGCTCGACCAGCGGCCGCCCCACTTGGGCTGCACAATGCCCCAGCGGTTCTTAATGACCTGATCCTCGAAGCGTCGGTTGACGGCGTTGGAAACGTAGGAGGCCGGGATCAGCGCCGGGTCAATGCGCGATACCACTCCAACGAATCCATCGTCGATTGCACCGATTTGAGGCAGGTCAGGCATATCACCGGGACGGCACGATTATCTGCCGGACATATTTCTCCTGGAGCGCCACCTTGTCGATCTCCTTGGTCAGTTCAACCTCTCCTAACTCAAGGAACTGGTTGCCCAGGTCGATCTTGCCGTCGACCCGGAGCATCTGGCCGGCTGCCTTGAGTGCGCAGATCTCGCAGAAACGGTAGGGGAAGGCATAGGCGGTGGCCTCGGCGGAGCTGGACAGGAGCGGTGGGGTCTTGCGGAATTCCAGCCAGACGTAGGGGAGGTCGTTCCCAACCAGCACACCGTCATCGGTGAACGTGTACGTGACCTCCTGCTGACGCCAGGTGACACGAGGGTCGGCTGGCCAGACCGAGAAGGTCTCACCGATGGGGACAGCCCGGGTTGTGCCGTCGGGGTTGTTGGTCTGCGAGATATTGCGCAGGAACTTGTTCAGGATTCCCCAGTAGGCTGTGTTGGTCGGGACGGTGCCGGACGGTGCAATGGCATAGAGCTGATAGTGCTCCTGCGTCACCGGATACAACACGATCTGACCGATGGTGTAGGAGGTGGTGCTGTCCCAGTCGCCGTCATTGTTACCGTAGGAAGGCTGTGCCTCGGACCAGTAGATTGAGTTGAGCGTGCCGTTGGGGCCGCTAGTGGTCGGGCTCTGGCCGGCACCCGGCGTGATGTTGACCCACTGGTAATACTTCTCCTCGACCGGGAAGTAGACCACGTCCCCGGCGTTGTAGGTGTTTTGGTAGGAGTAAGTGGGCGCAAAGAACTCCTGCTGATACACCGTCTGCTCGGGCCAATCGAAGCACTCCCAGGCGCTCCGCAGTGACATGGAGATGAACGTGCGGAAGAAGTTGGACTCCTCGGTCGTCAGCGTTGAGAAAACGCGCCCAGTGAGCTCACAGGCGCGTTGCAGGACGTAGTCGTAGGTGACGGTTCTCATTGGCTACCAGGATTTACACGCCCAATACTTGGCGGAGAGTTTGGTGCCGGGCTCGTCACAACCATGACGGGCGCGGAAGGATGCACGCCGCTCCGGGATGTGCTTCTTGATGCTCATGTCCGGGTCTCCGAAACGCACGAGAGCAACCTTGTCGCCTTCCTTGGCCAGGACAGCGAACTTCTTGTTCTCGCCCGGCGTGCGCTTGGGCTTGTTGTAGCCCGAGAACTTGTTGCCCTTGTAGTTGATCATTTTGGCAGTGCGTACCAGCCGGCAGGCAGCGTCACCGTGGACGGCCCCACCAGCTTCTTGTTTGAATCGAATCCGTACACGCTGGCCTTCACCGGCTTGGCCAGCATCACCGGATCACCGGAAGGGACCAGGACCACCTTCGTTACCTGGCAGCCCAGGCAGGTCAGCAATCCGATCAGCCAGATCGCTCTTGAGGGCCTCGGGAGCTTTACCATGTTGCACATCGGTGGGTGGTGTTTCTCGGAACCAGTCGAGCAGGGCCTTGAGGATCTGGTAGATCCAGTTCACTCGGACTTTTTCTCGGCGTCCTTGGCCCAGATGAGGCCGATGCCAGCGGTCACCGCGGCGATGGTCGTGGTGATGTCCAGATGGGTGGTCGGGTCACCGTCGAACATGGCCTTGAGAGCGCCGCCAACAGCGACCAGGATGGCACCGATGCCGGCCAGTGTGGTCTTGGTGTTTTTCATTTCTTCAGGGCTTTGTACAGGGCAACGCAGGCGGCCAGGAGGCCAACCACGGCGGACGCGAAACGAATCTGGTCAGTGAGCTGGGGGAGCATCGAGGCTCCCGTAGCTGCAGCCGATGTGGCCAGTGAGACCGCTAGGCCGTTTGTTCCGCCGCCGTGGTTGGTTGCGTCCATGTTACTCGGGCTTGGATTGTGAATATGCGGCCGCTGCTTCAAGGAGTTCCACCAGAGGAAGGCCGACCTTCATGTTGGTCACGTTGCCGGCCTTCATTCCAATGACAAGCAGCTCATAGAGTTGGTTGAACTGCTGCGGTGTGAGTTCGATCTTGATCATGCGGCAGGAGCTTCGACAACGGGAGCTTCGGGCGCAACAACAACCGGCGTCACCCACGGCAGCGGAGGAGCGATGACCGGAGGGTTGATCTGGTTCTCGATCTGCGCGGTGACGTTCGCTTCGATGGCCTTCTGATCGACGCCATTGCTGTAGCACCAACCAAGCACCTGATCCTGCGTCAGATCCTCGTAAGGAGTGAACGAATCAGTGGGCGGAGCGAACGAGCATGAGCCGTAGCAGGTGCCGCTGTAGGTTTCGTCGGTGCCGTTGCATCGCCAATCGGCGGTAATCACGACATCGGTGAGGGAGCCTTCGGTGGGCTTAACGAGAAGGCGTTCGATGATCCAAGAGAGGGTAATCATGGTCGTTTAAATTAGGCTGCTGCGATTGTGGTGATAGTGCCAGAGCTTCCACGGAACTTCAGCGCACCGGACTCGACGTAGAGTTGGCCCATGCCAGCGGGAGAAGTGCTTGGAGCGGTAGCGTTTGCAAGACCAATGACCTTAGCGGCAGAGGTTCCGAACGTGCTAACCCCCACGCCGACGTTGCCGGAGGTGTCGAGATTGAGATAGTTGGCAGTTCCGGTTCTCAGGAACAACGACTGACCATCGGCAGCGATATCAAGCCGTCCACCGGAGGTGTAAATCAGGTTCTGGTTTCCACCGATTCCAATGTAGCTGTAAGTCGCTCCAGTTTGGCCGGCGATAATTGTCCGAGTGGAATCGGTAACACGAAGGCCATCGGTCGTTGAAGTGGCGGGAGCAACAGTTACCGTCAGCTTGTTAATCGGACTTCCCCCCACGCCCAACCCTGTAGAGTTGAGGGTCATGGCGTCCGCATCGTTTATTTGGAATACGTGGGAGTTTGCAGTCGGAACATTGTACAGCATCGACTGATCCGAGTTGAGTTTTACTGACAACGAACCAGCCGCACGGACATCAAATTTTCCAGCAGTTGTTTTAACCGCAAACACGGAATCAGTCGCAAAAGTCGTCGTGTTGATTGAAACCCGATTGTTCGTCGTGTCCACCTTCAACACGTTCGTATCCACCGTCAGATCGCCGGTGATGGTGGCGGAGGCGAGGGTGGCGGTGCCGCCGGCCCCGAGGATCTGGTTGCTGGTGATCTTCTTCGTGGTGCCCGATGCAGCCATGGACGTATCCGAGATGTCCACAATCGGCAGCACGTCCGCTGCCGGATCAACCGTAGTGATGGCCGCCAAGGCCGTGATTTTCGTGTCTGCCATAAGTTAGTTTGCTTGGATGATGAGTTTGCCTGTGTCCTCTTGGAGCAGGAAGTCCCCGTTCTCCAAGTCTAAAGAGTCGAAGGTGCCGAAGGTGATGACGATCTTGTCGCCATCCTCAAGGAAGACAAAGAAGTCGTCCTCTTGGAGCAGGTCGCGCCGGATGATAGGCAGGTCAGCGCCGCCGCCAGCCCCACCGAGGGCTTGCTGCACGCCGAGTCCTAGGCCTAGTCCGAGACGCATTTTAGACCCACTTGCGGTTGTAGGCGATGATCGCCCCGGAGGATACAGCCACCGAGGTGAAGACGCCCGAGATCGAGTCGCCGGCCTGAATCGTCACGCCGGAGGGGAAGTTGGTGATGTTGGAAGTGACGGCACCGAGGATGGACGTGGCGACGGCATGGATCTCCATGTAGTTGCCGGTCACAGTGCCCGCGGAGGCGTCGATGTACCGGCCACCGAATTCGCCGGCCAGTTGGCGGTTTGATCCGACATTCATAGGGTGAACTTCTGACTACTGCGTTTTGTGCCACCGCTCCATCCAACCTGCAAGCGTGTAGCCCCGCAGCGCACTCGCACCTCGGGGTTATCCCGCTCAACCTCTTTCAAAAACTGGGAATCTTTCCAGCAGTCGTACCCATACTTGGTGCCCCAGGCATGGTAGAGAGTGGGGTCGATCCGCATTCGCAGGCGACCGATGCCGTCGACGGCGCGGACCTCGCGCTGCGAGTCCTGGGCGATGCGCTTCTGTTCAATGCCGGCCTTGACCCAGTCCTTCTGGATGCCGGATTGGAACTCCTTGATAACGGCGCGGCGCAGTTCGCCGGGCATATCGTCGAGAGCGTTGGCGATGACGGAGGATGCGGAATTGTGGGCCATGAGAAAAGGAAAGAGGGGGAGGCCCTGGATGGACCTCCCCCGTTGAAACTAAGACTAGCTCGCGCCGTTGAACATACCAAAGCCGCTCGGGTTCTTCACCACGAGACCGGCAATGGCCTCGACGAGGCGGGCAGGGCCGCCGCCGGCGTCGGGCAGATCCTTGACCTGCGGCAGCTTGGCGTAGCGGACCTCGACCATGTCCATCGGGATCACGTAGCCCTTGAAGGCCTGGGCGGACAGCGAGGTGCTGTTCTTGCCACCGACAAAGGTCGACGGGTGCAGGATCAAGCGACCGAAGTCGCCCTCGAAGATGTCGATGGACGCCTTGAAAGTGTCGGCCGACAAATCTTGGTTGAAGGTGCGAACACTGGTGGCGGCAATGCTGTTGGCATTGGCAACCTGAATGGCACCCGAGGCCGTGAGGTTGGTGAACGCACGCTTCAGCGTGGTGCCCAGGATACAGTCGTAGTCGCGGAAGGTGCCGGTGGCGCTGTAGATAGCGGTCAGCACGTTCTGGGCAGTCGCCTCGGTGAATGAAGCGGAGGCCGTGGTGTCGACAGCGCCGGAGGCCGGCAGGAAGGGCGAACCCGAAGCGCACGCGCCGATGTTGGAAGCGTTGGTGCTGGTCAACCAGTTGCCGAGGGAGCCGGTCAGGTAGGCATTGGTCGAACCGTTGTCGGCCTGGGCGGCCTGGTTGGTGCACATGAAGGTCGACTCCATGTCGCGCTTGATCTCAACAAGCTTCTTGGCAATGCCGTTGGCAAGCTCGTCGGTCACACCGGCAACGTCCTGAGTTTCGGCGATGAAACCGATGCGCAGGTCGCGGCGGAAGGCCTGGCCGTAGTTGTTCAGACGGGTCCGGTTGACCACCGGGTTGGAGGCACTGGCAACGGTCACATCAGTACCGTCGACAACGCCGGCAAGCACGGGAGCACCGTAATTGTCGACCTGCCAACTGAACTGCATATTGCCGATGTCACGGCCCTTGGGGGCCATGGACACGAACGGGGTCGACTTGGCGTCGACGATGGCGATGTAGTCCGCCAGATCTTCACGAGCGGACGAGGTGGAAGCGAGCGGCACAGAGCCGCCTTGGTTGGGCTGAAGTAGGGGCATGGTTTAGAGCATCCTTTTGAGTACTTGGGCTAATTCGGTGGTCGTCCCGGACTTTCGGAACTGCAACTTGGCGTTGTCCAGGCCGACCTTGGCCGCATCCTTCTTTGCAGGGATTGCGGTGGGTCGACCGGGCTGACTGGGTGCCTTGGCCAGTGGGCGGGTGGCAGACGGCTTGCCCTTGGCGGACTCCTTCTCCAGGCGCAGCTTGCGCCCGGCAATGAAGTCACCGACCAACACCTGGTACTCCGGCAGTGAGGCAATCTGCGGCAGTTGCCGCAGGACGGCCTGCGCCTCGGTGTACTCGGTAGCTGAACGGTCTTTCCACCATGGGTAGAGCGTCTCGGCGATGGGCTTGATCTGCTGGTAGTTCTGCAGGAAGCGGGCGCGGGTCGGTATGTGCAGGTCGATGGCGTCTTCTACACGCCGTTTGATCTGCTTCACGTCCTCCGCGCTGTACTCCTTGCCCTCTACTTCGCAGCCGTCGATGTTGTCCTCGCACCACCGTTTCAGATTCCGGGCCTTGCTCCACTCATCGTTGAGCTTCGACACTTCCCAGACATCGGCAAACGGGTCTGCAGCGGACTGCACCGCGGTCGGCCTGTCGTTGGTCTGCTCCAGCTTGGTCTTGGCGTCGTTGAGCTCCCGCTCGAGAGCCTCGGCCTTCTCCAGCGCCTCTTTCTTCTGGCGCGTGAGCTTGTCGATGCGTTTGCGGTAGCCCAGCGATTCCTCGTCGCTGTTCTCTTCGGTCTCGGAAAGAACCTCCTGCTCAGGCGACTCGGCCTGGGCGTCCGTTTGTTCTGCGGTCGGCTCCGCATCCTCGGCCTGATCGTCCACGGAAGTGGCTTCCGGCTCCGGCACTTGTCGCTCGACGGCTGATGCCTTCTCTTCCTCCCCGCTGAATCGTGTCTTCAGTAGCTTCGCCAACGCCGATTCGTCGAACTGCATCGGGTTGATTGGGGGCTGTGCCGTGTTTTGGGCAGGTTTCGCTTCCTGTGTATTCGTCGGGATGTCCATGCTTTTTGACCCTGCAAGCCGGGTATGCTGCGCCAGGGTTGTTTAAGGCCAACCAAGAAGCCGTTGTTTGAGTGAGAGCCTAGAATTGACCGGAAGTCAATCCCCTCCCATTTCTTAACGCACTGATTTGTGCGATGAGATCCTTGATCGCGGCTGCCCGGCCTGAGTTGTAGGCACGGTCCTCCGCGGAAAGTGATGGGAGGAGGGCGTTGAGCACCTCGTCCCGCAGCGTGTCGTCGATGAGTTGGCCCATAGCCTTGAGCACCGGGTGCTCCTCGGATACGGAGAGGGCCTCCGAGAGTTGTTCGTCGGTCAGTTTCATTGGACTCCAAGGCGGCCGGTGATGGCGTTCTGCTGCTGTTGGACGCTGAACTGCAGGTTCTCAATGTACTTCTGCAGGTTGGCCTGAAAGAGCGGGTCCTGCTGGAGCTGGGCCTGATATTTCGGGTTGGATTGCAGGACCTGTTGGCTGAATTGCAGGCGCATGGGCGCGGTGGGGTCGTTCTCCCGGAGCTGGGGAGGATTGCCGAGCGACATGAGCGCGATCTCGTCGTTGGTCTCGTTGAACATCTTCTGCGCGGCCGGTCCCTGCTGCATGACCAGCTCGCTGGCGAGGTTGGGGTCGATGGCCCGGAGGGCGACACTGATGAGCTTGGCCCGGTCGATGACGCCGGCGGTGTCGAGGGGCAGGACGAGGGTACTGATGGCCTTGAGCTTCTCGGTCACGAGGTCGGTGGACAGCTCGCGGATGTCGAATTTGAGCATCACGTCGAAGTCCTGAATGTCGGGAGGCAGCGGTGTGGCAGAGGCCGTGATGCGCTGGATCTCGGCGGGGCCGACGTATTGGAGTGTGAGGGACAGGACCTGGCGGAAGGCCTCGGTCCAGCCGTGCAGCCAGTTGTTGATCAGGCGCTGCTGGCGCATCTGGGTGATGACCGGCGGGACCTTCTCGGTCGGGCGGCCGAAGTAGCGGTCGGTCTGGGCCTCGATGGCCGCGATCAGTTGGAAGGCAACACCGGGCTCGCGGGCGGGCGGTGCCAGGAAGCCGATCTCGCCGCGGCGCAGCACCGGGATCTGGATGGCGGGACCGATCTTCAGGTTGCCGCCGCGGGTTTTGGGGACCTCGATGGGCGGGAGCGTGGCGAGGGACGTGTAGTCGAAAATGGAGTCGCGCTGGGCCTTGACCTCGTGCTGCCAGGTGGAACAGACCTCGGGCACGCCGCGGCTCTCGGTGATCTGGCGGTGGATGAGCTCGGAGCGCCAGATAACGAATGGATACTGGCCGTGCGTGTAGTCCAGTAGGTCGAAGTAGCCCCACTTGTCGCCGACCTGGGGGCTGAAGACGGTGTAGAACACGCCCGGGATACCGTCGGAGTCGATTGACTTTTGGTAGGCGTAGACCACTTCGATCAGGTTTTCGCGGTCGAGGATGGAGTTCTCGGCAAGGCCGACGGCTGCGTAGGTGTAGGCGGAGTAATCCGAGAAACGGCCCATCGTGTTGATGGCTTCCTGCGCCCACTCGGCGTCCCAGTCCTCGGTCTCGACCTTGTTCAGAAGCTGGGCCTCGGTCATGTAGTAGCGGCGGAAGACAACCCGGGCGGACTGGATATCGGTGGTCTCGGGCGGGAAGACCAGCTCGTCGTAGGGTGCTAGGGCAGCGACCATGGGCTTATTGCTGACCATGGTGGGGATGGGGAAGTCGCACTCGCCCTCGGTGCGAAGGTCGCGGATGGCCTTGAGCGCCCGGCGCTTGCGCAGGTTTGGGAAGGCGGCGAGCAGGAGCTCCGCGGATTGGTCGTCGGCCTCGGGGTTGGCGATGAGATTGGGCAGGTCGGCCAGGATGGAGCCCTCGGGCGACTGGGCTGCCAAGGCCATGATCTGGTCCATGGTCAGGTACTGCTCTTTCTGCCCCATCTCCTGCTGCCAGGTGACGTGGACGCTGGCCCAGCCGTAGGTCCAGAGGTACTGCGAGAGTAGTTCGACCTCACGGGTCAGGTCGTTGTACATCCGGGAGTTGACCGTCCAGTCCATCAGGTTGTGCGCGGTGACCGCCTGGTCGAGCTGGCTGATGTTGGTGGGCGACACGCGGAGCATCGAGCGCCAGAAGGACGTGGAACAGAGGTCGACGAGGCCGTTGATAACCTCGTCGGCCAATGGGATTCGCGTGTCGGAGGCACCGTCCCAGGGGAAGGCCGGCTTGTTGCGGTTGGCATCGTTGTTCTTCTTGCCGTCGTCGGTCTGCCCAGGCCAGCGGCAGTAGCGCACGTTCTCGGCATTCTCGACCCGGGCGAAGACGCCGTAGTCGGTGGCCGAGCGCCGCAGCTCCTCGGTCAATGCCGGTACATTGGGCTCGTCGCCGACCCGTGCCATCACGTCGGTTGCTTGCTTGTAGGAATCTCCTTGCATAGTCAAATGGTTTAGTATCCGCCGCCGCCGCGACAATCAAAGCCCCCGCGGCCTACGAACGCAAGACTTGAGACCAAAAGCATCCCCAGGCAGTCGATGGGATCTTTGGTGCAGCCCTTCTGCCCGTCGCGGCCGGTGTGCTCGGAGAGTGCGTAGGTAAGGTTGGTGCAGGTGTCGGTGATGTAGAGGGAGGGTTCGTTAAGCGCGGTGAGGGGCTGGGTGGCGTCGTAGGAGAGGAGACTATTGATGGCGGATGTGCGCTGGTCGACGGGCACGCCGGGTGCGGGAATGAAGGCCATGCCATCGTCGGTGGGGTCGTCGGATTCGGCCAGGAGGTCGATGAGGGTCGTGCCGCCGGCCTCGGAGAGCGCTGGAGAACCTCCGGCCTTGGGGTCGATCAGGCGCATAACGGGCTCGCCGTAGCCGAGGTCGGACTCGATCTGGCGGAAGAGCTTGCGGTACTCGGAGATGGAACGGCCGGCGTCTAGGGTTTGGGCGGGACCGAACTTGCCGTCGGGCTTTTCGGAGGGCAGCGCCCACTCGCCGTAGTTGGAGAAGTCGGGGAACTCACGGACCACGATGCGCTTGCCGTCTTCGTACACTAGGAGCCACAGGCAGAACCAGTTGCGGGCTCCGGCAGGGTCGCAGACCATGTACAGCGTGCCGCCGGGTGGCACCTTGGAGGCCGGGATGCAGTGGATATCGGGGCGGAAACGGGCGAAGGCCTTGCCGATGTTGTCCGAGGCCCAGCCGTAGGCTCGGGTCAGGATCTGGCCCATGGGCGAGGTGACCAGCTTGGACTTCATCTCGTCGAAGGGGTTGTACGGGTTGTCTTCCGAGAAGAAGAACACGGTGCGCCGGTTGGTCTGGGGCTGCACCATGGTGCGGGCGGACTTACCCATGGGCCAGGTGGGCAGGGCCTGCTTGCCTTTGATGAGCTCGGCGTCGTCAAAGCGGGTGATTGCGGAGCCGGCGGTGAACTCCTTGTAGACACTGGCAACGCCTTCAAGGGGTGTTTGGGTGACCAGGAGCTTGCCGCGGCGGGTGATCAGGCGGTAGCGCAGTGTGTCCACCCAGGATTGGGGCACGAGCTCATCGCACCAGATCATGTCGGCCTCGCGGCCCTCGATGGTGTTCTCGCTCTGCGTGTAGTTCAGGAAGTCGCAGCGGGAGCCGTTGGGTAGGATGAATGAGCCGTCGGTGAATCCATTTTTGCGGCTGTAGTTCAGGTAGTGGATGCGGCCCTTCTTGGTGGCCCGGAGTGCGACGGGCAGGTAGTTGTAGATTGCGGGCTGCTGCACGGTGACCGAGGTGGCGTGGGAGGTGTGGCAGCAGAGAACCGATGCGTTCTCTTTCTCGAGGAGGGTTTGAACCACGCGGCGGGCGGCCCAGAGGGTTTTACCGGCGCGGTTGCCGCCGGAGATTAAGAGCTCCTGGGTGAGCAAATACTCGGTGTTGGCGATCTCCCAGTGGTCGGGGATGTAGCCGTAGGTGTAGGGGTCGGCCTTCTCGAGCAGCACGAGCTGTGTGCGCTTCTGCTTGAGCTCGAGGGCGCGGGGGTGCGAGGCGTCGACTTTGGGGATGACGGGGTGCTGCGGTTGCTCGTTCCACCAGGCGGTGTTGCAGGCCTCGGTGCAGAAGCGTTTCTGCTTGGGGCCTTCGCGCTGCTTGATGATCTCGAAGGGCTTGGAGCAGGTGAGGCAGAGTGGTTGGCTCATTTATCAATATTTTTCGTTTTAGAGAACCCGTCGACTTTTACCGTCGCCGCGGATTGCCCGACCCCCTCCCCCGGGGACCCGGGCGGCCTGGTGTCTGCCTTGTGTAACGGGGTAGGACACTGGGTCTGCCGAGTGGGGCAAAAGTGCGTTTCGATCAATGTTTGCAGGGGTTTGCTGCGTGTTTGCGTTGCGAAGTGAATATAACTGCTATTGTGCAAGAAAACGCTGAAACAGGCCTGAAGTCGTGGTTTTCGATGACGATTCTGCGGTAGGGGTAGGACATTTCGGGCCACTACCTAAACCAGGTCGGGCGTCTGCTCGTCGTTCACGGGGGTCACATTGCGCTCTTTTAGGTCCTTCATCAGGTCCCGATGGCTCACAGAGGCCGTCATGGCTAGGTGAATACTGGTGGGTTGGCCTCGAATTACCGCCAATTTGTCCGTTAGCACACCCACGCTGATGGGTAAGGTGCGATCATCGATCAACATAATAGAGGATTCAGCCAGTCGCTTGGTGCCTTTCCAGATCGCGACCTCCAGGAATCCGGTCACATCCTTGCGCCATTCCTCTTCAGTTTCGGGGTAATCCACCGGCACCTTGACCCCACGGATCAGTTTAAACGCTGTATGCGGAGACAACCCAGTGGCTTCCGCGATCTTCTCCAATGACTTGTTCTCAATGATACCTTCAACGACTGCATCAGCACGCTCTTGGGTGAGCTTAGAGTTGAAATGCTGACCTGGATGCTCGGATTTCATGTATCCAAGCTCTTGAGCGGCCTTCAGGACCTTGTCTTTGACTCCTGCTGGGACGTTGGTTTTCCCGGAAAGTACTCTTTGCGCATACTGGTGATTAACTCCAGCAGCAGTCCCAACATCTTTAAGACTCGGCCTCTTCTTTGGTTTCTCACCCGGCATAAGGCGCAAAGCTAAAGGGAAACTCTCCCCAGTGGTTGAGTTGCTTACGGGGCTTCATCGAGAGGTGCTTCACTCCGGCCAGGGTCATCCTGACTGCGGCAGCGTAATCCTCACTGAGATACTCGAGTTTGCCCGGCATGGATTCCATGGCCAGTGGCATCCACAGGGTCGGGAAGCGTTCGACGCGCACATCATCGCACCAGTCGATCCTGTACGGGCTCTGCACTCCTGACCCTTCCAGCGCATCAAGTGTCGCCAGAAGGCATTTACGGGGGATTGCGAGGCATCCCGATGCGAACATGGTGATGGGCACCAGCTCCGCTGCGCACTCAGCGTCATTCACCTGATGCTTGAGGGCCTGCAGGTGCTCCGCCTTGGGACGCAGGGCCGGCCTGGCGGGCAGTGAGCGGCACGAGTAGGGGATGCAGACGGTTGCCTGGTGTTCATGGGCCAGCTCGGCCATGCGGATGACATCGGCCGCGGTGAACTCAATGTCGTGGTCCAGTTGAATCCAGACGTCCTTGCCGCTGTCGAGGAACCACTTGGTCGCACGGCAACGGCTGCGGGATATCAGGGCATCCTCCCGGATCGTGCGCAGATCGGTCTGCCTGTCTGAACGGGCGAACGTGGCCGTCAGGTCTACCCAGGACATCATGCAGGCTGCGCTGATGCCACCGTAGGCGTACAGCGAGACATGGATAGACGGCCTGGTGCCTGCCTGGGTTACTGCTTGGACCTTGCTGGTCGGCTGCGGTGCGTAAATGAATGGATCTTCCATCTGCGGGGATTCTGCCTTTGTTGTGGTCATGGTTCAATGTCCTTCCGTTGGCTTGCGAGGTAGAGTTCGTGGCCCTTGGTGATGAGGTAGACCACGCTGCCTCGGGGCACCTGGCAGGCCGTGGCGACATCGTTCAGCGACAGGCCGCGGTCACGCAGGTCGTAGGCCTTGCGTGCCATGTCTGGTGTGTGGCGCTGCTCGGTGACTTCCGGCTCATCCTGCATGACCGGGGCTGGCGTGCCGTCCTCCTTGAACGCCATGTCCTTGGGGTACGACAGCCAGCCACGCTGCACACCTACCTTCACAAGGTGCGGTGCCTCCATCAATAGTTTCGTTGTGTTTGTTACTATCATAACAGTGATATGTCTAATGGTGTTGCGGGCAAGTGCTGCCTACCCTTGCCGCTTTTATCTCCTATAAGCTGAAATATGCGTTGTCTATGTGCCTTGCCACTGGAACCGGGGTGGATAACGCAACCAAACCTCCCGTCTGCCTGGACAACGAGGTGATTGCGCTGCTTGTCCCCACCTACCTCGGCACAGGCTGGGCATTGCCCGACCAATTTCGAGCCAATTTTGCGTAGGCCTACCACTGTCAAGCGGTGTCTAGTGTTTGGGACGGGAGGGACGGCATTTCCCAACTCCATTCCTACCCTGGAGCAGCCTATACCCCATTTTACACTTCTAGCACCGAGTTGAGAAGTGCCGTCCCCCGTCCCAACCGCTTGACAACACTTGACAGATCCAGTGCTTTTCATGCGGTCAAGGTTACTTTCATGTAGCCTCGGGACTGTTGTTGCTGACCGTCGCTACGGTGAATGTGGTTCGACGGGATGGCCTGGTGTATCTCCAGCATCAGTTCAGCGGCACGTTTCTGGAAACGCTTCTCCGGTTCAGGCCCCCATTCCTTGTTGTTACACATCGTCATGTAAGCACTATACAGTTCCTCGGTTGTGATACAATCCGACGACATACTGCTACCCCGGACATGGTTAACAACAAAGTATCTAACACTGTCGCTTTCGCTCAACAGATTATCAATCATCCCGCGCTGCCTCTCGGTTACCGGGAACGGCCTACCGGCCTGCATGACCCGGCACAGATCCTCCGCGCCCTCCAGGAACCAGTTCAATATCCCGCTGCCTTCCCGCTCAATCATCACGTCGTGATAGTTGGGGATCACCTTCTCCGGCTTGGGCTGGCTGAAGTCCAGCAGCAGCAACCGTCTCGACCACGCTCCCAAATCTCCCTGTACGTTGACCTTCAGCCGGCTATTGGCCGTCACAATGACGTTCCAGTCGCCGACCACGGCCTTGGCCCCGCTCTTGCCCTTGAACTCCACGCTCAACCTATCTCCGCCCGTCAGAGCCTTGAGCTGCTGGCTCTCCTCGCAGGACAGGAAGTCCGGCGGCACGTCGCTGCCGATCAGCAGTGTCCTATCGTGGAAGTTGGCCAGCTCGAACCTGCTGCCTAGGTGCGCAGTCCTCAGCTCGCTGCAGTTCTCGTCGCCCACCAACCTCCGCACCAGCCCGGCCACCGTGCTCTTCCCGCCGCCGCCGGTCCCCGTCAGCAACAGAATCACCTGCGGCCTGTTCCTCTGGAGCAGCGCCAGGCCGCCCCATCTCTGCAGCAGCATCTGGTCATCCTCCTCGGGCAGGGCATGATCCAGGAAGGCCTGCCACATCTCGCTGCTTGCCCCCTGGACATACCGCACCGGCGTCTGATTCCTCGACATCCACTCCGGCCCGAAGCCATGCATCTCGTAGGGCGCTGCCCGTAAATCCACCATGACATTGGAGCAGTGCACCACGCTGTCCGGCCGAGAAAACGGATTGCGCTCCACCTGCAGCCTTCCGATGAGATCCACCACCTGGTCCGCAAAGCTCGCTGTCAGCCTTGTCAGCAGCGCCGGCAGCCGCGGGTCCTCCGTCGAGGCCACCTGATCCAATAGAACGCGCCTGGCGGTCTCCAGGGCCTTCTGCGCCATCTCCTCGCGGCTCATGCTCATCCAGATCCCCCGGTCCTCCTTGTACCAGTAGTGCATCCCGGTCACCGCATCGAAGAGGAACCTTTCCTTGTGCGCCATGTAGGCCGCGAAGAAGGGAGCCTGCAGATTGCCCGTGCCGCTCCGGCCGAACGTCCAGGGCACGCCATGCTGCCGGATCAACTGCGCGATCTCATCCCGACTGCCCGGAGCCGGCCAGCCCTCGGGCCACCGGATCTGGCTGAACTCCAGCGCCACCGGCGGCCTGTCCACCAGCACGCTGTACTCGCACCCGCTGGGGTGCACGCCCTTCACCGTGCTCAGGTTCCCCGTACTCCGCCACTCATACAATGGCTTGCCCAGCAACCGATCACCCACCTGGACCATCTCGGTCGTGCTGCGCTCCGCGCACGGCCCCGGGTACTTGCCCGTGATCCTCACGCCAATCTGTGCGCCCCTTTTCCCCTTCCACCTTGCCGACCCCTGCAGCACTGGGTTGACCCTCAGGAACGCCTCCAAACTCCCCTCATCGTCGAAGTCTATCGCGCACAGCCCGCCGGAGAACTCCCCGAGCCTTACTGCCACGTTCCCGTGCTCGAGCATGACCCGGTAAACATCCCTCTTGGTACTCTCCATGGTCTCCTGGGTGTACTTGACCATCGGAATCTTGGTCCCCGGGCTCTGCGGCACTAGGAACAGCGGCGTCCCCAGCCAGCCCTCAATCTCTTGCACAGTCATCATACCTCTTCACGCCTTTCAAACCGCAACGCCTCCTCGCTGATAAACCAGCCCTTCGGCCACTCGGTCAGGTAGATCCCGCCCAGTGTCCGCACCCGGCTCAGTGCCACGTAGGCCTGCCCGGGCTCCCGGGCCGCCCGTATATCAATCCTCGCGGCATCCAGGGTCAGTCCCTGCGCCCGGTGTATGGTCATCGCGTAGGCCAATCGGAGCGGGTATTGTTGGACGGTCACCCCCAGACTCTCAAAGAACCATTTGCGCCGACCCAAGCAAATCTTCTCACCGCGGCTCTCGACCACGATATCCCCACCCCGAAACTCCACCACCCGGCCCACCTGCCCATTGTAGAAGCCCTGCTCCGCATCGTTCGCGGTGAACATGACCGCAGCCCCGGGCTTCAACTGCAGCACCCGCGGCGTGCTCATGTTCTTGGTGGCGAACTCCACCGCCTGATCCACGCCCCTAACCTCGGAGTCAAACACAGCAATCGGGCCATCAATCGAACTCAGTCGATAGTTATTCCACTTATCCACCTGCACGTTGTGCGTCATCAGCCGGGTAATGTGCTCCGGCGGGTTCATCCTGAGCGCACTCCGCAGCAGTTGGTTGTCCCGCGGCTTCATCCTGCCCACCCGGAACCCGCTCAGCATCTCGATGAACGGCAGGTCATTCTGCCTCCGCACCTTCTCGAGCTTGATCGTCTTGAAGTCGGCCTCCTCCCAAGCCTGACTCAGGAAAGCCCAGTCGTAGGCCTTGCTCTGGTCGGTCCTGACCGGCGGCAACTGCAGGAAGTCGCCCAGGAAGATAACCTGTAACCCGCCGAAGGGCCTGCTGTCTTCTCTGATCCGCTTCACCCAGTAGTTCAGGAAGTCGAGGTGCCTGCCGGCCATCATACTGATCTCGTCGACCACCAGCACCTCGGTGCTCCGCACCCGCTTGCGGGCTCCATGAATCGAAGGCTGCTCCTCCAGCCGCTCGGCAGCCTGCAGGAAGTCCTCGCCATCCTGCGGCCCCAACTGCATCCCGCACCATCTGTGCACGGTGGTCCCGCCCACGTTCAACGCGGCAATGCCTGTCGGGGCCGTGATAGCCACGTCCCGGACTCCTTCCACCCTGCTCAGGAACTCCCGCAGCAGCGTGGACTTGCCGGTGCCCGCCTGCCCTGTGAGGAAGACGTTCCCGAAGGATTTTGCCCAGACCATGAAGCGGTCCTCGGGCGTCGGATCGAAGTCGTCCTCGATCACATGGACAGACGGGCTTGTAGTCATCGGATCAGTAGGTCGGGATAAGGATGTCGGAGACCTTCTGAGTGAGTTCCACGTCGCGCAGGCAGTAGGCAATGGCAGCCTCGCGGTCGGTCTTGAAGAGCTCGTGGAAGTGCGCCCCGTTGCCGGCCTTGTCGCCCAGCCCGAGGTGCCTCGAGATCGCGGCCAGGCTGCCGTGCGCCCGGCTGTCGCCTAGCTGCCACACCTCGCGCAGGTCCACGATCAGGTCGGTCCAATACCTGCCATTGCGCATCCAATAGGGCACGGTGATCCGGTGCTTCCAGGACCGCTTGAACAGGAACGGCAGGTCGAACGGCTTGGTATTGAATCCGATCAACTGCGGCTTGCGCTCGAAACTGTCGAGCAGCGACCAGAACTGCAGCAGCATGGCCTTCTCGCCATCCGTATCGGCGCAGAGCACCGCGGGCTGCTCATGCTCGACACGGTATCCGATGGCCAGCACCTGGCCGCTCAAGGCATCCAGTGCCGCGTTCTTGATGTAGTCGCTGACGTGGTTCTCCTCGGCCCGTTGGATCTTCTCCGCGATGATGTCCGGGTTCTTGATGTTGCCCAGCTTGACCGCAGCGGGGTCAAACGGTGGGATGACCAGCTCCGCAATAGGGAGCGGTCCTGTCTCGATGTCGAAGTAAATACGTGGGTTTGCTGGCATAATACTAAAACGGTTTGGATTGGTAGTTGTGCGTTTGTCAGCGGATGCGCACCCCCCGCTTGTCCATGAGTCCCCAGCAGCAACGGGCTGCCGGGAAAGTTGTCAGATCTGCTTCCCGCAGTGCGGGCACAGCTTGGGTTCTTTGGGCCTCTTCAGGAGCACCGGCACGGCCAGCCACTCGCAGATCTCGGAGTAGGACTTCCATCCGAAGCCTGTGACGGCATTGGGATGCAGGTGCCCGGACGTGTACAGGCTCAGGGCCTCGCTCTTGTCCTTCACCGCCATGCGGTCCAGGATATTGAAGGTGCGCGTGGTGAAGGGCCAGCCCCACTGCGCCTGGATTTCGGCCTTGATCTTGGCCGCCTGCGAGATCTGGCTGATGCGCTGCTTAGTCAGGCCCATGACCTCGCCGATCTGTGTGATACTCTTACCCTCGGCCCTCAACTGCATGACCTCGGGGATGAGGTGGGCCACCTTGGTGTACTTCTTCTTGGTCGGGTTCATGGCTCAGTAGGGCAGGCTGTCCTGCTCCTCTTTGACCTGGGCTTCCTCGTCAGCCTTGAACTTGGCCTGGTACCACATCAGGCCGTTGATCAGGCGCTTGTCGTCCGCGCTCTGCTTGACCTCGGCCCGGGCCTTGGGCAGCCAGTGCTCAATCAGGCTCGTGATGCTCTCCTCGGTCAGCTCCCGGAGCTCAATGCCTTTGTGCTTCCCGACGTGAACCTTGACCTTGGACGCATCGTCCGCCGGAGGCTGTCCACCGCCCGAGGTCTTGCGGAAGCTCGAGTCGCCTGTTGCCGGCGCTGCCTTGCCCTCGGCTCCATCCTTCGCAGGCCGGTCCTGCAGCCGCACCCACAGCCCGCTCGCTGGCAGCGGCTCGCCTGCCTTGTGCGCCATGATCAACTTGATGTTCGCGTAGGTCTTGCTCCCGTCCGCGCTCTGCTCATGCCCGATGACCAGGCTGGCCGGCCGCCCGATGAGGCTCTCCAGATCCAGACTCTTGTTCTCCTGGTCGGTCAACTTCCGGCCGAACCAGTCCTTGAGGAACTTGGTCAGCGCCGCCTTCTCATGCAGGCTCGGCACCATGGGCTTGGTGAACACCACCCAGGGCTGCACCGGGTCCCTGCTGTCGTCGATCAACTCGATCTCGAACGCGAACTTGAACTTCTGCTTCACGCCGTACTCGGTCTCGTACTCCTTCAACGGAGTCACGTCCACGCACACCGCTCTGCCCGAGAACTCGGGGCACGGCGCGAAGTCCTTCTTACCGCCTGTTGCACTGATTATCATACGTCTTACTTTGTGTTGTTGTTGTTGTTGTGTTGAATCGAGGCCTGCTTTTCGACCTCGGAAATTTGCTGGGCCATGCGCTGGTACTGCGCCCAGTAGTCGGGCCACGTCGTCTTGATCTTCGCCAGGTTCTCTGGGTCGGCCACCATCACCGCGGCACCCAGCTTGCGAACGAATGACCCGCCGTATTCGATCATCGTCCTGGCCACGTCGAAGTCTCTCACTTGGAGCCTTTCCCGCGCTTGCGCCGCCAGTAGCTGACGTCGTCAACCTTGTAGTCCCGGGCCGCCTTGTAGATCGCGCCGGCCTCCTGCTTGCTGATGCAGTAGACGCCGTCGCCCTGCTTGAGTTTCTTGGCCACTGTGTTCTCGCTCATGCTGCTGGTTGGATGATGAAGTCGAAGTTGTTCTGCCAGGTGTCGCACAGCCTGTTGTAGGTGTCGTTCTTGATGCGCCAGGTCCGCGGGTCCCGGGTGGTCCCGCTGTGCCTGCATTTAATCCTTACGTCGATGTGCTGGATGGCCGTGTTCCGCAACGGGTGATCGCTGGGGAGTTCGTGGAGTTTGGTGATCATGGTTTCAACGCCTCTGCGGCGATCTGAGATTCGGTCGAGCGGTTTCCTCGGTAGTCGGTGTTCGCGATCCTGCGGAGCGCAGCCTCCAGGTAAAGGACACGCTTCTCAGCCTTGTCGCGCTCGCCGGCAATGCGAGCAACGTCAGCGTTTGCGGACATGAGCAGGTCGATGCGGTTGTCCAGGTGCGCGATCCTGGCACGGGCCTCCTCCAACTCCTTGTACGTTTTGGCGGCGTCGATGGTTCTCATTTCTTCGATGGTCATGGTTTCTCGGTAGTAAGTGACTTGATGTATCGGTTCCTCTCAGCCGGTTTGGCGTCGATGATGTACTGTAAAGCTCCGCAAGCATTCACGCTCGCAGTGTGTTCCCAGTCCTCTTTGTTGTCGTAGAACTCATGCCACCGCTCGCTGGGTGCGACGACAATCTGGCCGGTTCGATTGTGACGGAACACGAATGCGGCAGGGCCGATGGGTACATTCATTCTCCGTCCTTTAGCTTTCCATTGCTTGGATCAACAAGTCCAAGTGCAATGGCATTGAACAGGTAAGTATGTCCGCATTTGATACAGGCAACAGACGCGAACGGAATATGTGCTGCACCTTGAATCAATTCTGATCCTATCCCATCGTTGTACTCCCTAGTATCCACGACTGGTCCAATTCCAAACATATTGTGATTGCAGAACTGACAAACTGAATCAGCTTTTATCAGTGGTCTGATTGCGTTAATCAGCATCTGCTCTTGTCTTTTGGTGAGTTTCATCTTCCCTCCAACCATTTCTCCAAGTCGTGGAGTTCAGCGATCTTGGCTTCGAGTTCTTTGATGCGTTTATTCGCTCCAGCCAGTTGCCTCTCTAGCTGACGGGCGAAGCCAGCCTTCACGAAGTGCTGGAACGCCACGGTGACAATCGGCTGTCGGTCTGTGCGCGGTGTTTTGCTGACGACCTTTTTGTTGGCGTTAACAAGATGGCTCACAGCTTCTCCTCCTTCTCATTCCACAGCAGCAGATCGGCACGGAGAGCGTCGTTCTCCTGCTCCAGTTGTTTGATGCGCTGCTTCTGCTCCTCGCAGTCTTTGCGAAGGTGGAAGTTGGATTCACGGAGTCTCTGAATTTCGTCGAGCAAATGCTCATTGTGTTCGTATTCACTCATGGCTTGTCCTCCTTGGCTTCTGTCCAAATTCTCACTCTGGCCGCATATTCAAAGGGGTAGATTGCTTCATCCCCCGCTGCCTCCAGCCGTTTGATGCGGATCAGTAGCTTGGGGACTTCCCGCTGAATTACCTTTCGATGAGACTCTCCCAGCCTTCCTCCAAGCATTGTCGCTATGGCGTTTGCGTCCCATTCGCGCTCTATCTCTAAGGCCGACTGCTTCCATTTATCCAGACGTTCGATCTGAACTTTAAGCTCACGAATCTTTACTGCCTGCGCGTCGTTCAGCCATTGCTTCCTTAATTCATCAAGCGCAAGTCTGGCTGTCTCTTCGGGCTTGAGTTTGTCGCTGGCCGTGACGCGTCCATCGCAATGGATTGTAAGCAATGGCTCGTCACACAATTGAATGCTGACTGATTTTATTGGATTCATGTATTCGCTCACGGCTTGGCCTCCTTGTTAAGTGCTGCTCTTGCTGCGATTATCACAGACTGCTCTTCAGGATTCCAGAATCCAGCGTCTCCGCTGTCAGCCAGATCCACTATCCATTTAACGGTTCCGTTAAGCGCCTCCTCCAGCCGCTTGATGCGGTCTTGAAGCCGTAGGTTTTGTTCATCCAACAATTGCTGCTGCCGAATGATTGCGTTGGACGCGGTGAGTTCGCGTTCGAGACTCCTGCACAGCATACCGAGTTCGGCCACGTTGTGAGGTGTACTGTCTGATATTGGGGTGTCGCTCATTTCGCTTCCTCCATCACCCCGCACGGGTGCCATGTTTTACCGCCGTCGGTGCTATGTTCTCTGGCGTTCAACCAATAGGATCTATCGTCTGAAGTTTCTGTGTCTATGATAATGCATCGTCCTTCCAATCCTTTGGTCCTCATTATTGAACCCAGCGGCACCTCATCCGTAGTCCACGGGCGGAGTGTTGGGGTGGGTTTGATGCGGTATTCGAAATCCTCCAAATTCCACCTGGGTATGATTACAGCGTTCCATCTTTCAAGTCCCACATCACGGGCTTGCACTTCCTTCCCATCCACAAATGCCTGCATTACTTTGATGGCTTCTTTGGTTTGTTCGATGTTCATTTGGTTTCCTTTCCTTCCAAGTACTCACTCACCGCTTCGTCCGCGACGTATTGCAGCTTATAGCCTTTGCGCTTTGCGTATTCTTTGAGTCGCTTGTGCGTGTCGTCTGACACGACAAACATCTTAGCAACGGGACGTTTGGGTTTTGGTTTCATCGCTTGTGCTCCTTGATGATCTGGGCCACGAACCGGCGCTTGCATCCGATGGCCCGGGCCACGGTGTCGGTGTCGGCACCGTTATCCCACAGCCGGTAGGCCAGCTCGCTGTCGAAGGCCTCGACCGGCTGCGCCCAGTTCCTCGACAGTTCCCTGGCCTTGGGCTCCGGGAATGAGATCCAGCCCGCGGCCACGGCGCTGGTGATGGTCTTCTTGGTGATCACTTGAGGCCCTCCGCAATCATAGCGTGCTCGAGGATCAGCACAGCGTCCGCGGTCTTCAGCGTAATCGTCAGCCTCGGCTGCCGCTGCTGCGCGATCTGCTTTAGGTGAGCCTTCCACCGGTCGCCGTGCGTGGCCTTGGTGCCTGCCTGAATGGTCTTCTGCCAGGTCTGCGGCGGCACCTCGATCACCCGGGTCTTAGTGCTTGCGATCAGTCCGTGCAGGAAGCCCACATTGCGCCCGAAGTTGAACATGGCCGACCCGGGAGCGCCCTTGCCGCCGACGTAACCGCCCACCTTCTCGATGTAGACCACGTCGGACACACCCAGCCTGTCGAGCACCAGGTCGCGCACATCGGCGTCGGTGGCAGGCATGGCATCCAGCGTCACACCGCTGGGGCCGTAGTGCGCCAGGCCGCCGGACAGGCCCGGGTCAATTGCTAGGATGCGCTTCACTTCGATGCCTTTCGGAGCCAGGCCTGAATCGCCTTGTCGGCCACGGCCTGCAGTTTGAGGCCGGCGGCGAGGCAGTACTCTCGCAGGGCCTTGTGGGTGGTGGGTGTCACGTTGATGGTTTTCGGTTTGGTCATTAAGCGAGCTGTTTCGAGATCTCCTGGCCGAGGCTGGTGTTTGACCGGCCCAGTAGGGCCAGCCTGTGCGCCATCTTTTCGGTGACCGACTCATGGCGTTTGCGCTCGCAGTCGGAGAGAAGGTTCAGATTTGTCCTGGTGCCCAGGATCACCGAGGCCTTGAGACTGTTCATGGCCACCCGGTTCAGGTGCTCCATTTCGTCGGCGTTTGTGTTGGGTGGCAGAATCTGGAAGCCAGCCCCGCGAAGTCCCCGCTGGCTAAAGTTCATCCCTCGGTGCCGCAGCACCACGCGAATGCTGTGTGTTGCCATCTGGAAGGCCATTGTGGCGGCTTTTTCTTCAAGGGCTGCCTCCAGCTCCTCGGTGGTCACGGTCAGGCCATAGGCCAGCCGGTGCTCGTTGCGTTCGATCCAGTCCTTCCAGAGCGGAAGGCGCCGGACCTCTTCTTCGTTGATCATGTCTTGTGTTTCCATGTTGTGAAAGTTGCCCGGTGTTACCGCACACCGGAAAGCGTTGTTGCCAAGCCTTGCCAGGCCCGTCCACGCCGAGCCGATCCAAGCCGGACCGTGCCTCGCCCGGCCTCGCACCGCCGTGCCATACCTATCCCTGAAAAATTGTCTGGGTTACCGTACCCAGTGACGTGTTGCCTTGCCTGGCCGTGCCCTGCCTTGCCGCTCCCTGCCGCGCCGAGCCCGACCCCGAAAAATTGTCCCGGATACCGCGCCGGGTCGCGTGTTGCCTTGCCTAGCCGCGCCAGGCCCCGCCGGGCCGTGCCCCGTCTAGCCTCGCCATGACGCGCCCTGAGAAAATTAAACCACCTCGACAGTGAACCGGCCGAACTTTGGCCGCCAGTCGCCCAGGCCAATGATGGCGCCGGCCTCCCGTGTGGAGTCGATCACCTGCGCCTGGTTGACGATGCTTTCATCGAACTCGATGGTGCAAGCCAGCCACCAGCCGGTTGGAATCAGCGGCCGGATCCGAATGATCCTGGCGAGCTGAACCTTGACACCTTTTCGGATGGTGTAGGCCGGGTCTTGGTAGATCTGCTCCTTCGACTGGCCGATCTTCCGGTGGTGGACAACTAGCTCGGGCTCCGAGACAAACACCGCGGCTGCAAAGTCCTTGCCCAGGCGGCTCTTCTTGGCGCCCTCCTGGATGCAGCGCTCGATGTTGTCGGAAGGCATGACCATGCCGCCCTCTGCCTCGGACCAGTAAAGGCCAGCCTCCCACTCCAAGCGGTCGCGCTCTTGGTGATCGTGTATGGTCATCTTCTTGGATCCCTTGGAGGTGATCTTTTTGATGGCCACGGTGTATGGGTTGGTGGGATCCGCCATCAGGCCGTTGTGCATGATGAGGGGCCGCAGCCCGGTGAGTTTGACTTTGATCTGCTTCATGTTGTTTTGCTTTGGTTGCCTTGTTTTTGTTTACCGAAAGTGTCCGGTGATACCGCCCACCGGCAGGCGTTTATTGGCTTGCCGAGCCAGACAACGACTCGCCTGGCCACACCCAGCCCGGCATCGCCAGGCCTCGTAAAATCATTTGATCGCCTTCTGTATCCGGCGCCAGTAGGACAGCGTGGCCGTCTTACGGTCCCCAGTCGGGCCCCCATTCCAAATGCGGGCCAACTGCTCGGTGGTGGCTCCGCGGCCGTAGTGCTTCAGGTAAGCCTCACACACCGCACGGGCCGCCACCCTGTTGGTCATGTCTTGGTGCCGGTAGTGGCTCCCAGTGATCCGGTTTACATCCAGAACCACCCCGCGGTGGATCTGGAGGGGGCCTAGGGCGCGTCCGTTGTCGCCGATGGCCTGATCGTTGCCCGAGGACTCGACGATGATCAGGGCGGTGATTAGGTTGGAAATCGTGCTCACTGGGCCCCTCCGTTGATATCGGCAGGCCACTCACCGGCTTCCACCTTAGACCAGAAGGCTCTTGCAATCGCTTCGTCGCCACGGGCAAGGCGCAGGTACTCGGTGCGCTTCTCCTGCCTAACCTTCGCGTTGTACGCTTGTTGGCGCACCTCGCTGTGTTTCTCAAGGCACTCGTCGCGCACCTTGTTAAACTCAGTGTCGTCCTGTGTGAACTCCTCGAATTTTGAAGCCTTCTGCGAACCAGCTTCGACACCGATGTACTTTACAACAATCTGAGGAGTGTCGCTGGTAATTTTGATTTTGGGATGGCTGTAGCTGTTCTCCTCAACGCAGACCATTCCCTCAAGAGCTTTCTCGGCTAACTTCTCGTCAAGGAAACCAAAGTTGGAGCTGTGGTATCCAATCTTGAACGTAAACACCTTGATGGACTCAGCGGGTTTTGTGTAACCGCGCCACTCGCTGCGGCGAAGCGCTTCTGAAAGTGTGATTGGAGGTTGGATACCTCGATCGATTGCCTCCAATAGGATGGAATCGTTAAGGTCTTCGTTAGAGAGGTTGAGAACCTCGGAATCGGTCAGTTGATTAAATGGTTTCATGGTGTAGATAGTTCCGCGCGTTGGCCAGTCGCGCCCCTGGTTGGGTGGTATTGGCCCCACCCGGGCCTAAAGTTGTCAGTTTGCTGCCTTGAGAACTTGAAGCAAAGTTAGCATCCGTCCGTCGCTAACAAGGAAGGCGGTCTCTCCGTTGGCGTAGCTGCCATCTGTACCTGTGATCCATGTCGCGCTGACCAAGAAAAGATTCTTCTTAGCCAGACGGCGAAGGGTTGAAGTGGAGAACTTGGAGCAGGCGATAGGATGGTGGGTGTTGCTCATGTTTTGCTTTGGTTTGCTGTTGTTGCCTTCGACGTGATCAAGATGCCCTAGACCACGCTTCCCGTCTACAGAGAAAACTGTTTTTCTGTAGATTTTGAAGAAAACCCAATGTTTGCAGGGGTCAAACAGGGGTCACTCAGGGCAGAACTTGGCCTCGAACTCGGCCCTCGAGCGCACGTAGATCGTGCCGTTGTCGAGCCGGCGGTAGACCACCACGGGCCACCGCAGCTCGCCCAAACGCAGCTCCGCTGTATCGGCCAGTATTTCGACCACTATCGCCCGGTTTGCACGGTTGCGGTAGGTCACGGCCAGGCGGTGTAGACCACGGTGCCCTGGCCGTTGGCGTCGACCAGCTCGACAGCGTTCACGCCCTTCAATTTGGCCAGTGCGGCCAGGAGCTGCGTGTCGTTGGTGGCATTGGCGATGCAGGTCGACACGATGTCCGCGTCGTCGTAGGAGGCCGACAGGTTCTCCTTGGTGCGGTCGCGCCAGACGCGCACCACTCGACCGTTGGAGAGGTTCACGCGCCGCATTGATTCGACGCAGGGGAAGGAGTGTTTCATGGGGCCTTCAGGTTAGGTTAGAGCAACCGATTTCCAAGCGAATCCGTTGTGGATGTACAACACGTTGGTGTTGGTCGAGTTGTTGGTGTGGAAAAACATCGGGACATTGGTGCCGGAAACATTGGTCGGAGTGCCTGTCGGAGCCCCGGAGCCGGCCGGGATGTAGACAAACCCGTCAATCATCGAGCTGCCGCCAATCGGCCCAATAAAGTCGCCGCCCGACTGGCGGTAGCTCGCCCCTTTGATCAACTTGCCGGTGGCACCATCGAACAGAACGAAGTCGCCATCCGTCGCGCTGCCGGGTCCCACCACGTCGCCGGTGCCAGTGCCTGTGGCTGCGATGGTGATCGTGCCGGAGCCGTTGGTGATGGTGATGTTTGTGCCCGCGGTGAGCTTTGCCCGGGCGAGCGTGCTCCCGATGCTCTTTCCAATGAGCAGGTCGCCGTCGCTGTAGACGTTGGACTGGCCTGTGCCGCCGTTGATCACGCCGAGCGTGCCGCTGACTGCAGAGCCGCCCAGGGCAATCTGCGGCAGGTCGACGGCCTGGATGGCTGACATCTGCACCACGGTGCCGTTGCCTCGGAGATACTGCCCGTTGGTCGTTGCGCCGGCCAGGAAGGAGATGGCCGAGGATGCCGAGGTGCTACTGGTGCCGCCATTGGCCACACTCAGAACACCGTCGATGGTGATGGTGCCGGAGGCCGTCACCGGGCCTCCTGAAGTCGTGAGCCCGGTGCTGCCTCCCGACACATTGACGCTGGTCACCGTGCCCGCATTGTTGGTGTAGCCGCTGGGATTGCTCGCCGGGTAGGCTCCGAGGTTGGTGAGCGCATTGGCTGCGCTGGTGGCTCCGGTACCGCCATTGGCCACAGCCAGTGTCCCGGCCAGCGTAATGGTCCCCGACGACGTGATCGGGCCGCCGGTGGTGGTTAGGCCTGTCGTGCCACCGTCCACGCCCACAGACGTCACCGAAGCCCCTGCGGCAATGCCGTCGAGCTTGGTGGCCTGTGCCGAGGTCATGTAGCCGTTCTGCGTGGTCGTAGCCGCCACCTGGCTGATCACCGGGGTGGTGCTGCCGGTAGCCACCGAGATATTGGCACCGCCCGAGGCCGACACGTTGGTCACGGTGCCGGCATTGGCGGTGTATCCGGCCGGGTTGCTGTTGGGGTAGGCCCCGAGGCTGGTCAGGGCTCCGGCAGCCGTGGTCGCTCCGGTGCCACCGTTGGCCACATCCAGCGTGCCGGCCAGCGTCAGCGTTCCTGTGGTCGTCACAGGGCCGCCCGAGAAGGTCAGGCCTGTCGTGCCGCCCGAAGCGTCGACCGACGTCACAGAGCCGGCAGTAGTCGACGACAGCGTGGTGCCAGACATCGACAGGCCGGTGCCTAGGCTGATCTCCTGGGCGACCCCAGCACCGGCACCGGCACCGCGGCCCAGCAGTCTCGAGGCGGCCGAGATGTCCTGGATCTTGGCGTAGGTCACCGCGCTGGTGGCGATTGTCTGGGCCGTACCACCGGCAGCCTTGGTGACGTCCCCGGTGAAGGCACTGGTCTGGATGCCGGAACCCGTAAACTCTACGCCGCCTCCGACAGTAAGCTCCTCAACGTTGCCCGTGCCGGCACTGTCGCGCCCGATCAGCCTGTCGGTCGCAATCTGCTGCACCTTGGCGAAGGTCACCGCGTTGTTGGCGATGGTCGCAGCGAAGGACCCCGTGCCAGACCCGGTGACATCCCCGGTCAGCGTGATGGTCTGGTCGCCGGTGTTGCTGCCCGACAGGTTGCTGCCGGTAACCGTGCCCGAGGCAGCCACCGAGGTCGGGGTGATGGCACCCAGGGATACGGTCAGGTTGGGCGTGCTGGTCGGATTGGTGACCGTACCGCTCACGCCGTTGGCATTGGTGAACCCGAAGGACGTCACCGTGCCGGTGTTCGACGTGTAGCCATTCGGATTCGACGCAGGATAGGCCCCCAGGCTCGTCAAGGCAGCCGCCTCGGTGGTTGCACCGGTTCCGCCTGCCGACACGGCTAAAACCCCTCCCAGCGTGATTGTGCCGCTACTGGTAATCGGGCCGCCCGAGGTCGTAAGGCCTGTCAGACCGCCGGAGACGTTGACGCTTGTGACGCCGCCGCCCGTAGGTCCCGGGGGGCCGGCAGGGCCGGTGGGGCCAGCAGGCCCTTGCGGACCCTGCAGACCGCCGGCACCGAGTGGCTTGGTGGCTCCGGTGTCGAGCCGGGTGATCTCGCAGACCGTGTAAATCTCATCAACCCCGGTGATCGAGGAGTCGGTGCCAAGGTGCGATGCGCCGCTGCTGGTGATGTAATACTCCAGCCGGTACACCGTGTCCTTGTGCGGCGTGATGCGCACGTTGGTGTGCAGGTACTGGCTCTCCTGGTTGGTGACGTCGTCCGAGGCGCTGTATCCGATCACCACGCTGTTGGTGACGTCATACACCCGCATTCGGGTCTCCCGGGTATGGTGGAACGGGCTGATCACCCGGATCTGGTAGGCACCGGCAGCCAACTTGAACTCGCTATTGGCCAGGTCGAGGATCAGGCCGCTCGGATCGCTGGCTACGGTGTTCAGGTCGCGTGTCGTCCACGTCGTTGCCACGCCATTGCCGCCCGGTGTGCCCGAGGCCTTGCGGTCCTCAATGAGCGCGACCTTGAGCGTCAACGAGTCGACGTCCTTGCGCAGCTTGTTGATCAGGATCGTGCTGGTCTGTGAATCGTAGCTCATTGCTTGGACTTCTTTCGGATGATGCGTTGCGCCTCGTCAAGGCTGGCCGCGATGCCGATCAGGCTGCCGGCAGGGCCGTAGAGGCGGAGGGAGCCCTTGGCCTTGCCTGGGATGGCTCGGTAGCCGCCCGGGAACGAGTAGGCACCGGGCATGGCGGAGTCGGGGGAGGGCATCAAATCAGCCGGCATATTCCGCACGCTGATTGCCGCGGCGATCTTCTTGGATGGCACCGCCCACAGGTTCTCAGGATCGAACCGCTCAATCTCGGAAGCCTTCTTCAGCCGGATGGGATCCTCCATGCCGTCGTAGAGCGCACCATAGAGCCTGTAGCCCTTTTCAAACAGGTCCATGGCCTCGCGGTGGTCCTTGACGCCGCGTCCAGTAGCCATGTCACCGGCAGGCATGAAGCGCTGAGCGCCTACTTCAGGCCCAGCCGCTTGGCTCGCTTGGCCTGCGCCCATTCCTTCGCTGCCTCCAGTGCTCCCGATTGCGCGTACTCGTCCTGTTCCTCCTGCATAGACGTCAGACGGTCGTCCAGCCACTGACTGATAGAGGGAGGAGGCTGCGGAAGCATAGTCTGACTCTCCTGATTTGCTGCGGTAGTTGAGTTTTTCATAGAGTTCTTTTTCGAGATACCACAGCACGGCCTGCAGGTCCGCGTTCTCCAGCTCAATGCCGCGGGAACGCAGTTCCGACTGAACCTCTGCGATACGCTCACGAATCCAGCGCCGATGGGTGCCATCGACCGGAGCCTCGACCAGGGGATTCAAGCCCTTTTTTAGAGCGTTTGCAAACTTTCTTGTTTCCTCGAGCGCAGATTGACCGGCCTCAGAGGATTTTTTAGCCGTCTCACGCAGGGCTTTCTTGGAGAACCTGCCGGAGATGGTTGTGGCAGCACCGTCGATGGACGTGCCCTTAAGATCGCCACGCTTGACTCCAAGCATCCCAAACTCAGACGGGGTCAGCCTGGCGACTGCATCGCGCAGGTTGTTGCGCATCTCGCGCAGCTTAGCCTTTGAGAGCGGTGCCACCTGGGTGCCCGTCAGGCGTCCCAGTGTGCGCATGAACCAGCGGTCCATGGTCACCGATGAGAAGTCGCCGTACAGGTTGTTGAAGAACGAACCCAGCTTGGGACCGAGCACTACCGCAAACGGAACCACCTCGTCGACACGCTCAGAAGATCCGATTGAGTTGGCCTGCTTTTTGGTCCAACCGAAGACGTCGACCAAGGCCTGGCGCAAATCCTTGACGGTGCCTTTCTGCACCATGAAGTCCTTGGTCTTCTCCCAGCCGATGTCCTTGATGAACTCGTTGAGCATTTCCAGGTTGGTCTGGATGTTCTCAATGCGATCACCGGACACGAACTCACCAGAGATCTCCCCGGTGTTCTTCCAGTTGCTGTACTCCTTCCAAGTCTGTTGAAACTGTGGGCCTACCTTGTTGCCATCCGACGTAGCCGCCAGGATGGCCTTGAAGATGAAGTCGTTCTCGGGCTTGGCCAGATCCGGGTCCAGATCCCGCATCACGTCCATGGTCAGCTTGACGTTCTCGTCGTACCAACCCTTGGCCTCGGGGTGCAGCTTGACGGCACGGTCGATCTCTTGAACCAACAGGTTGACCAACCGAGCGTTGTCTTGCGGGTTCGATTTGCGGTACTCAATCGCCTTCCCGAACATATTCTGGAATGCGTTGGCAATGTCGATGACCTTGGGTCTACGCGGAAGCTCTAGCTTCAGCACATCATCCAGAACGGCAAGCCCATCACTTGTGCCGTCCGGCATGAACCTTACATCCCCCGCTTGTCGAACCGTCCGGTCGGCTTGCCGGCCTTCTTGGCCGCCTTCCGCGCCACCGAGAGCGCGATTGCCACGGCCTGCTTCTGCGGTTTGCCGGCCTTCATCTCCCGGGACACGTTGCTGCTGATCGACTTCTGGCTGTAGCCTTGCTTGAGTGGCATCTGCTTTCCTTTCTGCTTGGGTTTGTGTGTCGTAGATTCCGATGAGCTTTCCATCGGGACCGTAGAGCTTGTGCTTGGCACCGCTGATAATGCGGTAGCCCTCATCGGAGTTGATGATCGACTTGTCGCCGATGGTCTCGGCGGGCATCCAGCGATTCTTTGAGAGCTGGTAGGCTTCCTCGGAGAACTTCGCTTTGAAGTCCATTGGAGACATCGAGCCAACGCGATCCAGCCGGAAGCTGCGAACGAACTTGCTTCCAGTCTTTTCGCCAGCACCAACAAAGTCGCCAAGGAACTTTGCCTTCTCGACTCCGAATATCTCAGCGGAACGACGGGCACCTTCTTTTTGGTCGAGGTTGGTAAAGTACCTCGCCAGATCGGTCATAAACCCATCGGTGTTGCTCCACAGGCCTCCAATGCTGCCATCCTTCTTCAGCAACTTGCTGAGTTCGTTTCGGACCTTGGTGATGTCGATGGCCCTGACCACCGGATTGTCAGCCTTTGTGATCCAGAAACTGTACGGAGAGAACTCTCGTTCGCTAACTTTGATTCCGCTGCTGTATTTGGGCGAATCCTTACCAGTGAGCCTATTCCTCACTCGGCGAAGTGCGGCGAAGTAGGTGACGAACAGGCTGTTTCCATTCTCCATTGCCAGATTGACGGCCCGGATCTTGTCCTTCATCCGGGAGCTGATCGTCTGCGATTGCTCGATGGCACTGAGCTGCTCGGGGCTGAATCGACCAGTGATTTCACCGTCGACAAGTCTGGCTCCAGGGATCTTCTCGGTGATGGATCGCAACGAGGTCAGATCCTTGTCGTCGCGTGCTCGGATCTCTTCGCTGGAAAGGTTCCTGATGCTGCCATCGGGCATCTGCTCGGCCAATCCGAGGTCAACCAGCTCCTTAGCCGCCAACGGGTTTGAAACGTCTTCCGGCTTCAGCACGCGGCCACCGCGGCTGTCATCGAGCATGATCTTCTCGTCCAGCTTGCGACGGGCACGCACCAAGTCGCGCAGCATGGCGTTAACTTGAGGCGATGCCTGCTTCAGGTCCGGAAACAGGACTGAGTCAGTCGGCTTCACGCCAAACGTGCGCTCAATCGACGCAGCAGCGTTTGCAATTGCCTTGCTGGCGTTCTGCGTCAGTGCGGCATCCAGAAGCTGTCTGGTGAGGCCTGAGAAGCCTTTCAGCATTGCGTCCGGCTTCTGACCAGCAATCAGTGCTGCAAAGTGTTCAGCGGCCAGCTCCGAGGCAATGTAGTCGGCCTTCTTGTTGATCGTGTCGAACTGAGCAAGTTCTGCTGCACGCTGCGGACTGCCTGCGGACAGCTTGTCTCGGTACTCGTTGAACCGAGCCTCAATCTCAGCGTCATTGAAAGCGCCATCGGCCAGCTTACGGATGACGTCGCCTTCCTGAATCCAGCGTCCGACAAGAGCGTTCTTGATCTCAGTTGCACCGCCTGCGAGCTGCTCGCTCTTTTCGAGAGCATGGAACAGCTCATGGCCCAGCGTGTAGAGGGGGCTGTCGCCTTTGCCTTTGCCGAGGATGTCGGCATTGATGACGATGGTCGGTCGGTCTCCAATCTCAACCTGAACACCACGGGCACGGCCCTTGTACTGATCAACAAAGTCAGTGTCTGAAAGGTACTTTACGTCAACATCGCCGAACCGGCCTTTGACCAGTCCTTCAACATCCATCAGCGCCGATGCGGTATCGACGCCGTGTTGGTCTCTGACACGCTCAAACAGCGCCTTGGTCGTCGGATCCTGCTGGGCGTCGATGAAGCGCCCGAGGTCGCCAGCACGGGCTTCCGCGGCAGCCTTGCCGGTGAGCTTCTGAAATCCACGCGCACCGAGGGCACCAAGAGCACCTTGAGCAGCACCAGATCCGAGTCCAGCAGCAGCGCCTTCCTCGCCACCGGAAAGGTAGCCGAGGCCGGTTCCCAACACGGCACCCTCTAGTCCGCCAGCAGTGCCTCGCAGAGCAGCGTCCACCGCGGCATCACCACCGTACTGCCCGATCACACCCAGCATACGCTGGCGAAGGTTGGCACCCGGGGCAGCACCGATGGCTTCCAGAGGGCCGATGCGCGAAGGCTGGGTCATCAGGTTCTCGCCAGCAGCCGTAATGGCCTCTCCGACCTCGCGTGCGGTACGGATACCGGCAGGAATGGCAGCCGCGGTGGCCAGCTCCGGGGCAATGCCCAAGGCTCCGGCAACACCGGCTGTTGAAGCAGCGGTTCGAAGCGCTTCTGGCGTCATTCCAATGGCTTCCGCTGTCATGCGCTCGGCAGCGCCTGCAACACGCTCTAGGGGCCTTGCAACGCCAGCAACAGCACGCCCGGTTAGCTGAGCGCCTTTACCGACTGCACGGGTGGCTAACTTGCCGGCACCGAGTACCTCGCCGATGCCTGGCAACGCCAGAGTCGGATCAAGGATCATGGACACGCCCTGGACAAACTCCGGGTTGGTGAACTCAGGTTGGATTGCCAGAAAGTCCTGACCGCTTTCAAGTCGTGCGGATCTATTGGCAAAGTCTCGCGCCTCGAGGAACTGTTCGTACCGTGACTGCACGGTGCCACTACCTGCAACAAGGTCCTTGAACTTGAAGAGTGGCGACGACGGGTCTTGAGACTGTGCGATCAGGCCGTAGAGCTGCCGAGTGCCTTGTGCCGCGCCTTCAATGTAGTTGAGCGGGTTGATTACGGCACCTTGGGCTCCCTCGGAGATCGCGCCACCGATCAGGCCGGCGGCAGCATCCACCGACTGCGCGATGGTGTTGATCCAGTCGGTCTGCTTGGACTTGGCGTACTCCTCGTACTTCAGGTAGTCTGCCTGCGTTGGCGTAAAGGCAGGGTCCTGCATTGCCAGCGAGATATCCTCGCCGGTCAATGGCGCATCCAGCAGGCTCTCGACGCTGTCTGCTGGTTCAGGCCCGAGCAACGAGTCGATGTCCGCTTGGGATAGGGTCATTGGAGAGATTTAAGTTCTTGAGCGGCTTGTTGGCGGGTGATCGCGCCAGAGTTCATCCGAGCGCGAATTGAAGCAGCACGGGGATCAGAAGCGAGCGAAGAGCGTGATTGTGCAGCTTGAGGAGTTAAAGCCTGCAGTCCGAGGCTCTGTGCGCGGGTTGTGATACCATTGGTCGCACGCGACAGCAGGCCTTCCAGCGATTTCATGTTCGACGATGGTAGGCTGAAAATATCGGTCGGGTTGCGGACAATGCTCTCCAGCAGCTTGCGATCCGGTTCTGAGACCGTGCCAGCACCTAAGATATCCAATCGCAGTGCGCCCTGAACGCTGCGAGCAAGCTGGTCGGCTTCGGCCTTGATTTTTGGACTTTGCTGCATGGCCTTGCCCATGCCGGCAATCTCAAACAGCCGTGTAATATCACGGCGCGAATCAAGCACGGTTTTATACTGCTCGCGGAAAAGTTTGGCTTCTTCAGCAGAAGGCGCAGTACCTTGAAACTCAGGGAAGTCGATGGTGAGTCCCTTGATCTTAAGCATATCGTCAATGTTCGTTTCCTTTCTTGGAACGAACTGCTCCTTGCCTCCGAAACGAACCACAGATCCCAGGTCACGCACCTGCTCGACAGTGGTAGGTTGAAACGTTCCGGTGGCCTCCATCACGCTCCTGATGGCCTCCGGGTTGATCGGAGCACCCAAACGCTGGAACACGTCGACAGCCTGTTTGAAGCGGTCCTGGTAGTTGACCGGCTGGGTCTCGGTAACCGTGCGCTGAATGGGCTGCGACTCGAAAGCCGGGACCTCACGCTGCGGGATGGGGGCAATGCCAACAGGACGAGCAGCTTGCTGCTGTTGCAAAACCTGCCTGTCACGCAAAGGAACACGCTGTGTGCTGACTAGAGGTTGAGGAACTGGAGCCGGCGCAGCCGTTAGAGGTTGATCGGTAATCGGAATCCGTTGAGGAATCCTGGTAACTGGTCGTCCAAGGCCCTGCGCAAAAGCAGCAACATCAGGCTGTTGCTGTTGGCCTCCCATCACTTGCTGCACCTGGTAGAACGGGGTGTAGGGCTGCTGCTCTGCGGGAATGTTCAGGCTGCTGCTGATGATTGCCGGAGGTGCGGGCACCGTGACTTCCTGCGTGGCCGGAAGCTGGGCAACCTGCGCCATTGCCTGCTCATTCAACCGACGTCGAGATTCGGTTTCTTGATCACGCAACGCAGCCCTGAACGTGATCATCTGTTCCGGAGTAAGCCTGCCGCCGTATCTCGCAATCATCTCCTGCGTGACATTGGCGAAAGGCATGGTCGGAGCCTGTCCCGGCTGCATAGCCGCAACAGCACCAATTGCCTCAGACAACATTGGGGCACCCTCTGCCTCGCGCTGGGCCTTACCCAACTGCAACGCACCGAGCTGTAACTGCTGACGAGTCGCCTCGTCGGAAAGCTCCCTCGCACGCTGCTTGTCGGCCCGATCCAAGAAGAACTCGGCATTCATCAGCGCCGCCTTCTTTTGCGGAAGGCTCATCGTCGAGAACTTGCCAACGTCGGCCAAGAGTTTTGACTCGGGACTACGCTCGTCCATCACATTGCCGGTCCTAGCAACGGTATCAATATACGGCCTCAACTGCTCGTATCTAGCCTGCACAAACTCACTCTCAGCCTTGTTCTGCCCATAGCGCTGCAGCGACTCGCCGATGGCATTGCCGATCTGCTGGATGCCCTGGCCGATGTTGCGCCCGGCCTGCGAGTAGGCCTCGATGTAGCCGGAAGGCACTGCGGAAGGTCCGCCGCCCTGGTAGCCTGCTGAGTAGCTGTAAGTCGCCATAGATTAGCCTCCGAAGAGTTTGCCGAAACCGCCAGCAGAGCCAGCACCACTGAACAATCCACCACCGATGCTTCCTAAAGCACCGAGGCCGCCACCGATCAAGCCGGATGTAGCGGATGCACCGGCAGCCCGAGCAGCGCCAATGGCCTGCTGGTTGCCTGCGTAGATGTTGGATGCGTAGGCGCTCTCTGGGTTGAAGAGCTGTCCGGGGTTGAAGCCCGAGGCCTGGCCTACGAATCCCTGAGATCCTGCAAAGGCTTGAGAAGGCCGTCCCAAGACCTGCTGGAACACGTCTCCATACACGCCTTGGCCGGCCTGCAGTGCGCCCATGGCCTGCTGCTGGCGCTGCTGTTGGAGGCCGGCACCGATCATCTGGGAGCGCAGGGCTTCTTGCAGCGCGGCATTGGGTCCCTGGGCCATGCCACGGGCCGAAGAGGCTACGCGGGCCTGCTGCTGCGCCATGCGCTGCTGCTCCGGGGTTAGCCGGGAGCCGGCAAGGAGATTGGAGGTCGCGTTCTGGGCAAGGATGTCGGCAATGCGGGTCTGCTCCGGGGCAAAGCCTTGGATGGCAGCACGGGCTTGAGGCCCGAGCTTGGCAATATCAGCAATGTCGCCAGCCCGGGAAGATGCACGGCTGGCAGCCTCGGTGCGCCCCATTGCTGGCGCAATCTGCTCTTCGTACAGACGCAGCAACTCAGGAGTTGCCTGCTTGAGCATATCAATGGTCAGCGCCTGATACTTGGGCGCGAACTGTGCCTCCGCGGCATACTTCTCCGGTGCCAAATCAATTTGGTTTCGGAGTGTTTCCCGGGTTTCCTGGGCGTAGTTGCGTGCTGGAGGTGCTTCGACTGTCATATCATTTTGGAGGCCACCCGGTAGATCGGCATCGAGCCTTTCTTGAAGATGGTCAGTTTGCCGTTGCGATAGCCGATAGCCGGGAGGATTGCAGCCTCCGGTCGGTCATGGAAGAACTTAGCCGCCACCGCCATGGCGAATACCGCGCAATCCGCGGCGAATTGATGCCAGTACCA